CCGAGATGATTTCAAGAAGGGAATGACATAGGCACGAAGGTTCGATTCCTTCCACGTCCACATAAATGTGAGCCACACATTAATGGCATGGGTTAATAAATAATGGTTGTGCCCCGGAGAATACGCTTCGGGGCTTTTAATTAAAAAGAGAGAATGAGACATTTAGAAGATCAGCTTCAAAAGGCTATTATTCAATATTGGGATTTTAAATACCCTAAATGGACGAAAAGGCTCCACCATTCTCCCAATGGAGGGAAGCGTAATGCTATTGAAGCTTCCAAGTTCAAGCAGATGGGTGTTCGTGCTGGATTCCCTGATTTGATACTGCTTATACCAAATAGATTCTATCCCTTTTGTGGTATTGAATTAAAAGCAAAGACAGGCAGACAGTCATATAATCAGAAAGCCTATCAAAAGGAATTTGAGAGTATTGGGGCGAAATATGTTGTTGTTCGGTCATTAGACGAGTTTATTAAAGTGGTGGATAATTATTTGAAAGATATTTGATTTTTATTTTGGTGTTTTGAATTTGAGTTGTATCTTTGCGGTGAAAAGTTCGCCAAACTTTGATTTTATATAGCATATCGAAAGTGGATATTTTATATCTACTTGACAGCTTTTATCGCAAAGATATAGCCGTTAGTTTTCCCTACGGACTGCTTTCGTTATGCGAATTTAGTCGGAGTTTGGCGACTTTGGGAGGCTAACGGCTTTCCTTTTATATATAACTCAAATTTCATCGTATGCCAAACTCCATGAAATTAGAGCAGAAGCGAAGTACAGTAACTTCTACATCTACGTTATCGGCTAACGTAAAAGCCATTTTCGTGTTGATAATGCTAGTACTCACTATCATTAACCCTATCTTGTTTCTATTACCGTTTATTGCTTGCTTCATTTCAGCGAAGAAAGGAGGTCTGTTATGAAACAGTACGACTTCACTTCACTGAATGATTTCTTCAACGAGTTCATGCCTCCGAAAGAACTTGCTGACCAACTTGTACAGATTTTGTTTAACTATGCTTCATGTGTCAATGAAGAAACACTTGAATGCTTCAAGAATGATGTAGACACGATAAATCTTCTGTATCAAGAAATAACAAAAATATAATCAACTAAGTGCTGGTAGCCTTATACAAGGCTGCCACACCTCTTATATCATAAATTATGAAAACAATAGGAGAAATAATGAATGAAATAGAACATATACCTAAATGCCCTAAAAGTGGGGAAGTCAATTTGCTTTATTTAATTGAAATAATAAAAAAGTAATATGGAATTTTTAGAGAAAGATTTAGAGGACATTATTTGGGAAGCATACCAAAGTGAATATGGGAAATATGAATTATTTAATAAAGGGCTATCAATATCAGGTAAAATGTACAGACAGGTAAATCTTGGTGATTACGGAATACTTGATTTAATGACTGTAAGTATTAATCCCGAAGATGTGATAATATCAATTTACGAACTGAAAAAAGATATTATTAATATGTCAACAATGGCTCAAGCAGCAAGATATGGCACAGGAATCTCTAAATATATAGAGGAAAGATGTAACATACATAACCGTCCTATATCCTTACAATTTTTCTTGATAGGAAAGGAAATAGAATGTAGATCTGATTTTGTATTTCTCTATAACAATAGCCCCTATTTTAAAATCTATTTATACAAATATGGATTAAATGGTATTCATTTTAAGTACCAACAAAAGAATTGGGTAATTAAGGAAGCACATATTCCCAATTATAATCTGTCTGTAAGCGATGTAAAATCTTTTTTTTTAAAGAAGATAATCCATTCTAAGAAATGAGCGATAAAGGATTTATAAAACTAAGCCGCAAGTTATTTGATAACAAGATATGGCAGGCCGCCCGGGCATTTAATGAGTGCGAAGCGTGGATTGACTTGATACAGTCAGCACGATTTGAGGCATCATCGATTACGTCGCGCATCGGGTGTTATGAAGTAACATGGGGAAGAGGGCAATATCCTGCATCCAATAGATTTCTTGCTAAAAAATGGGGAAGATCTGAACAATGGGTTAAATCTTTACTTGGAAAGTTGAAGAGAGAGAAAATGATCACTACTGATAATAGCCAAGGAGTTAATGTGATTACTCTCATCAATTTTGAGAAATATAATGGTGAAGTTGTAGATAACCCACCTAGTAACCCACCTAACAAATTAAATGATAGAGAGTTACAAGGGTTGATAACCCACCTAGTAACCCACCTGCATAAGAATGATGGAATTTTGCAACCCACCTCTAACCCAAATAATAAGAAAGAAGAAATAAATAAAGAAAACTCTATAAATAGAGTAAAAGAAAAAATGGGTTCTGATTTTGGAAGTTGTGATATAGATCTCAGCGAATTGCAACATGAGTTGTCATCAGACACCGGATGGGAGGAAGCAATAAGGCTTCATTTGTACCGTAACGGGATAAAGGTTTTCGACCATGATATGTTTCTTCTATGGCTTGACAAGTTCGTGATAAGCCTAAAAGCCGGAGGGACTATCTCGAAAGACAGGAAAGGCTTTATGGAGCATTTCAGGAACTGGATATCGACTGAGATAAAAAAGGGGGCTACAAATTTGTTCCAGGACACGAATGATGCTTTGCTGGAATCTTCCGAATGCAACAAGACATATCACAAATTCCTGTCGTATATCAAGAAACAAGCACCGTATTGTTTTTCCAATATGCGATTGCCTACGGAAGAAGAGTTTTTGTTTTTACGGGACAAATATGGGAACGATATGTTTAAAAGCGCATTATGCACAATTGAAGGCAGAGTAGACATCCGTTCCAAATGGGATGTTTTGTATAACGCTGTTTTAAAACAATTTGAGTTTATGAAAGATGAAAAATGAAATAATACCGAGTGGAATGCGTATATTACCAAGAGATGAAGAGTGTGAGAAACGTGTTCTTGGGACCATTCTAAGCGAGAGAGATACCATTTACGAAGTGAGGGATATCCTTACTGAAAATTGTTTCTATAATGATTTCCACAAGCAGATATACAGGACTGTATTGCAAATAACGGATTCTGGCGGAAGAGCTGATGCCGTCAGCGTGAAATCAAAACTGGAGTTTTCCTATCCGGACTTTAGTTTATATGAGCTGGTAAAGATATCAGGAATGTACACATTCGATCTGTATCAATATGCGTGTAGACTTCATGACCTGATGATACGGAGACGTTTTTTTGATATTGGGAGTTATCTCGACAGTAACGCTTTTAATGAGAAGGAAGATATTGCCGATGTCGTGCAAAAAGTGTCAGATCAGCTTGCTAATCTGTTCTCATCCAATTGTAATTCTATCAGCACGGTCAAGGAAAGCATAGAATCCGTGTATGAAACGATAAACCGCAACATGTCAGGAAAAACAGAATTGACAGGTACACCGACCGGATTTGACAAGATAGACGGGAAAACAGGTGGGCTTCAAAAATCAGACCTGATAATCATTGCTGGTGAAACTAGTGCTGGCAAGACGTCAATGGCTGTAAGCATGATGAAAAACGCTGCAATAGCAGGTGCTAAGATAGCCATGTATTCAATGGAGATGAAGAAGGAACAGATAACGTCTAGAATCATTTCAATGATAAGTGGTATTCCTTCAAATGTCATACTTTACTCACCGCTTTCTGGAATACAGTTGGAAAATGTAGACCGGGCTGTGGATACTGTATCAAAAATGCAAATCTATTTCGATGACAGAAGCACGTCTAATAATCGACACGATAATATCCTCAATCCGTCAGATGAAATTAAAAAATGGGATAGACGGGGCTGTGGTCGATTATTTACAGATTTTGAATGTTAACATGAAGGGAAGCAACAAAGAACAGCAGATGGGAGAGGTTGCAAGAAGGCTGAAGAATTTGGCAAAGGATTTGGATATATGGATTATTGCATTGTCACAGATGAATAGGGATAATCTTAACCCTGTACCTACATTGGCAAGGTTAAGGGATAGTGGACAGATAGCGGAAGCAGCAGATATAGTTATGCTGATTTATCGCCCCGAGGTAAAAGGGAAACGTTATCCTGATGAGTTTTCAGACGTGGACACAAAAGGAACTGCCATGATTGATATAGCTAAAGGCAGGAATATAGGGCTATTGAAGTTTATCTGTGGTTTCAATGCCGCATCTACTCACTTTTACGACTTGAACATTATTCCCATATCAAGTAATAGCACTGAAGAGGATAACAATCCATTTTAAATATGGCAAAGAAAGTCAAATCGGAACTCGTATATGTCAAATGCCGGAATTGCAAGAATGCCTCGGACTTTGGGGACAATTCTGCGTATTGTAAGGCCAAAGGGCATAGAGTGTGTGCCTGTGACAGATATGGGCAAATATGCAATAGTTTTCAAAAAAAAGAATTATAACGAAATAGGAGAAATTTATGAATACCGAGATGCAGACAAAGATACGTGAATGGGAAGCGGAACGCGACAGAAACCTGCGCATCCACTGTCCTCTTGTAGCTGCCAAATTCCAAAGATGGATTGACAGGGCGAAGAAAGAGGACGGGAACAAGAATACAAACAACAAGAAAGGGGGCAATCCATGAGAAATAAGCTGACCGTAAACGACCTCCCCGCGGATGTGGTGGAACGGATGAAAAAGATGATCAATGAGGACAGGCGGAAGGCTGTAGTAGTCGATGGAAAGATTGTAAAGGCTGATACATGGTATAGACTGGAAAACGGTGAGTTAGTGGAAGTTGATTAACAGTTGACTGATAATACAATTAGAATTTAATTTCCAATAATTACCATTTACCTGATATCAGGAAAATGGTTCAAAACTGAATAGAAATGAGTGAATTATATATACCGCCTGAGCGATTTGAGAGAGACTTAATTACCGGACGATTTTTAAAAGGTTGTGTTTCTCGCAACAAGGGTCGTAAAATGGTTTATCATTCAAAACGTTCCAAGGCCAGAAGTATAAAAAATCTGTCTAAAGGACGTGGGGCTTGGCATAAGACTGGTGCAGGCATGAATAAAAAGAGCGTTGTTTTGATAAAGGATGAGAAATTATGTGGAGTATTCCCTTCGATACAAATGGCTGGTAAGATGATTGGCGTGGCTCCTTCTTTGATCAGTGCTATATGTCGGAAAGTGAGAGGCAAACATACGGCTAATGGATACAGATGTTTTTTCGAAGATAGCAATGATTGGTGTAATTTAATTAAACAAGATTATGAATAATGACAGGCAGAAGATATTAACTGATTATATTTCCTACTTATACACAACAGGCAGGACTTATGATACTGTCGGGAAATATATCAAATATGTAACGGATTTTCTTGAACGTACTGAAGATGTCAATCGTCGTGGCTATCTGGTTTATAAGCGTGAAAATGCAGATGTCATGGTGCGTCATTCGCTAATGTGTTCAGCTATATGCGATCTATTATCCTATCTCAACATCGGATATGGAAAAAGGGGAAAGGCGGTGAAACCTTTGGAAAAACTTGATGTCATTTCGGATAAGAACAAGAAACAACTTAATGATTTCATTATATGGCTGACTGACAACAATGATTACTCTTCTCATACAGTTTATATATATTACACATCCATGAAAAAGTATTTCGAATACGCCAATGAGGTAAACATGGATAATTGCAGGAGGTTTATAAAAAGTCTTGAAGAAGAAAAATTATCTCCCGCTACCATCCGTTTGCGGATTACAGCAATAGAAAGATTTTCCAAATGGCTGAAGAAGCCTATAGAACTGAAGCGTCCCAAAATAAAGCGCAAGCTTGATGTGAACAATGTGCCGACCGAGGAGGAATATAACCGGCTGTTGGAATATCTCAAGGCAAAAAACAATAAGGATTACTATTTCTTTATTAAGGTTTTGGGAACAACGGGCGCCCGTCTGTCGGAATTCCAGCAGTTTACGTGGGAAGACATCATATCCGGGGAAGTGGTATTAAAAGGAAAGGGTAACAAGTACCGTCGATTTTTCTTTCAAAAACAGCTACAGCAAGAAGCAAAGGCTTATGCTAAAGAACATGGTAAAACCGGGATTTTTGCGGTAGGGAGATTCGGCCCAATCACACAGCGTGGCTTTTCCCAGCACTTGAAAGCATGGGGAAAACATTGCGGCATTGATCCAAGGAAGATGCACGCGCACGCCTTCCGGCATTTCTTTGCTAAAATGTTCCTGAAAAAAAACAAAGATGTTATTCAACTGGCTGACCTTTTAGGTCATGGGAGTATAGACACAACAAGAATTTATTTACAGAAAAGTTATGACGAACAAAAAAAAGATTTTAATCGAAACGTTACATGGTAGTGTAGCGCAGCTCAATGAACTGTCATCCATGACCGAAGGGATAGACATCTATGACGAGACCGGACATGTTGATACAAAATTTCTCATGGAAGCGCTATCCTGTGTCAATGCCTTCGTGGATGCAAGTAATACGGTTGTTCAAAAAATATCTTCACTTTTAGCGCCGGACGCTTCAACGGACGAAAAGAAAAAACAGGCTGATGAAGGTAAGAAATGGAGCGTGGAAGAGATATTGAAACATTGTACTCTTGAGGATGGTGTTCTCAAACTTCCCCAAGTTCAATTCAACAAAAAATCCTATGCTGAAGCAAAGAAGTGGATAGAAGAAGCCGGCGGCTCATGGCAAGGTGGGAAGATACAGGGTTTCACATTCCCGTTTAATTCGGAGCGTGTGTTTTCCGTTTTGAAAGAGGGTAAACGGTGCAACCTACAGCGGGATTACCAGTTTTTTGAAACTCCGTCCGATGTTGCCGACTGGCTGGTTATGCTTGCCGGAGGGATACATGAGGATGATACGGTACTGGAGCCGAGTGCCGGCCGCGGTGCTCTCATTAAAGCCATTCATAGGGCTTGTCCTTCTGTAATGGTTGAATGTTATGAACTGATGCCGGAAAACAGAGAATTTCTTCACACCCTTAACAACGTAATATTGCTTGATGAAGACTTTACCAAAGACAGTGTAGGTAGTTATACTAAGATAATTGCAAATCCTCCGTTTTCCGGTAATCAGGATATAGAGCATGTCAGGCTTATGTATGAACGCTTGGAAGAAGGTGGAATTCTTGCAGCTATAACTAGTCAGCATTGGAAATTCGCGTCTGAAAAGAAATGTGTTGAGTTCCGGGAATGGTTGGAAAAAGTACATGGAGAAGTGTTTGAAATCAGCGCAGGCGAGTTTAAAGAGAGTGGCACTTCTATTAGTACAATGGCAGTAGTTATAAAAAAATAATTCAAAACTGAATAGAAATGAACATTGGAATATTAGCAGTTGACAGCAACTATCCTAATCTTGCATTGATGAAGATAA